AATTTGGATCCCAGCATCATTTGGAACGCGATACCCTTCTCCTTCATAGTTGATTGGGTTGTGGATGTAGGTCAATTCCTGCGTTCATTCCAGATCAACAGCCTCGATATAAGGACTGAAGTTCTGTCATTCACTTCATCTGTGAAGTGGCAGATTGTGCACACTGCTTCATTTGCTATGCCAAAGGCAACTACGGGTGGTTCATACCATCCGTACCTGTTGGCATACCAAACTACAATAGGGCACTACGAGCGTTCAACGGCGATTCCGTCGTTGAAGGCTGTGACAACCAACAATCCTGGAATTCGTGAAGTTGCCCTCGCGGGCAGCCTAACGAGTTCCACGCCATTGTTGCCACGGAAGTTAAAGCGTGCCCTCTTTGAGTCGTCATGGAAACTAGCTTCGGGCGAAAGCCCCGCTATAACCATTGGTCAACTCTTGAGGGCATTCTTGCCTTCCTTCGCACCTAACAAGATCCCGAAAGCTCTACGCTCACGGATCAAAACCCGTTAAACAACGTCATGTTAGCAGACCCACTAAGCCTCAACTCAGCTACGGCCGTAACGGCCGGTACTTCGGATGTCCAATCATATGGGCTCCTAAGTGTTGCTGGGGGCAATTCCATTCGCTCTGTGGCCACACTGGCCGCGAGCGCACCACGAACCTTGAAGGTCGTAAATGCTACTCGTAGCAAGCGATTTGCAGGGAACGTGTTGTTAGCTGGAACCACCGTGAAGACACCAGTCGATGTCGTCACGGACGTCACTACTATTCGTAATGACGTTCTTCGCGTGCATTCGACCGCAGCGGATCCGAACTTCGAGATAACCTCTTGGGTTCAGATTCAATTCGGTCGTCCACGCGGATGTTCCATAACGGTTACCCAGATCAGCGATCAATTGCTGGCTATCGTCTCGATGCTCAATGCATCGACCAACGCTAACCTAACAAAGATCCTGAATAGCGAACCTTGATCGAGAGATCAAGCAAACAATTACATAGATTGCTATGCAACTCCTTGTTGATTCGCTCGTCGCCGTGGATACACTCGCGATTGCGGGCATGATTGCCTACTTTCGCGGCTTATCCAAAGGTGGAAAGCTCTAGTGGGGCTGTCGGACCCGATTGCTCGGTACTCCGATGAGGTCTGCTGTAGACTAAACATGGCTGGATTCCACTCCAACTCTTATGAGCTGGTAAGATGAAAAGCCAAGACTCAGACAACCAGGAATTTACCTGGTATTTGAATCTGTTGTGCACCGTCTACAGTGATGTAGCCGATGCTTCTCCTGCGCAACATAGAATCGAGTTTGAACGCGATATCGCAACTCTGCGGTATCGCTTCGAACATGAGGGTATTTCCTTCTTAACGAAGGTACTACCGTCCTTTGGCAAGGCGATTGACATCGCCCTTGCCACCGGCTCTGCTCTCCAGGTCCCATCCTTCGCAAGAAGAAGGGGATCGCACCTACCGAGGTTTCTCGGATGGTTACTTGAGCAAGTGTTCGATTCTAACGGAATTGAACTCCCTTCGGGGAGTCCAATTGCATTGGGTCATCTCAGGCATCTCACGCTTATATTCTATAAGTTAGAGCTGCCCTTCTCGGATGAGTCTGTCAGGCGAGTGCTTGACAATTTCATCAGTACAGATAGTCAAATCCAACAAAATTGGAACTTAACTAATGAAGACAAACACAGCGTTAAGTGCGCAGCCAATATTATTGGCCGCGTTCTCAGCGCAACAGATCCACGTCGGGTTTATCCCCGACACGGACCTGGTGCCGTCTCCACACGCGAGAGAGGACCTGGAAAGTCGGGTTTCACCCGACTCTACAGGTCTCTTGAGGAAGTATATCCGTTTACGGAGTACTTCTTCTTTAGCCTGTCACATCTCTGTGACAGACTTGTCCCGCGTGGAACAGATAGCCCGGGAACAGGGTTGGGAGATGCGGAGCAGATGCCCCGTATTCTTCCAGCGCTGGACCGGACTACGCGTTCTCGTATCCCTGGTGGGAGTGCGTGCGGATCAAACCGTACACTTCTCTCCTTGGATGCGATGCTGTACCCCCAGGTCTTAGATTCAGGAACGGCACGTGTCGTTCTAGTACCTAAGGACTCCCGGGGACCGAGACTCATATCCATGGAACCGCTATCCATTCAATGGATTCAGCAGGGCCAAATGAGACTTCTAGTTGAAGAACTAGAAAGTCATTACCTAACTCGTGGACAGGTTAACTTCTCTAACCAAGAAGTCAATCGGTCACTAGCTCTCGAGGCTTCACGCCACGGGAACTTGGTTACGTTGGATATGAAGGATGCTTCGGACCGGGTTTCGCAACACCTCGTATGGACACTCTTCCCCTTAAACTGGGTGGAGTGTCTAGAGGCAACACGGAGCCCGGAAACGGAGCTTCCTTGCGGCAGGATTCTAAGGTTACACAAGTTCGCCCCTATGGGGTCAGCTGTGTGTTTTCCCGTAGAAGCTTTATGCTTCTGGGCCTTAGCAGTCTCCTGTTTGATGACTAAGTACCCCCAACGGTCAATGCGAGAGATCGCGAAAACCGTTTGGGTTTACGGCGATGATATCATTACATACCAAAAAGACTACTTGGATGTAATGCAGTTCTTGGAAAAGTTTGGACTTATGTTCAACCGTTCCAAGTGCTGTATCTCTGGATTCTTTCGAGAATCCTGCGGGATGGATGCCTATAAAGGCGTCCAAGTCACCCCGGTGCGTATAACGCAGAGATGGTCTCATCGTTTGGTAGTCCCTACCCTTGTTTCCTATTGCGCCTATTCAGACGCATTTTGGGAACGAGGTTACTACAAAGCTGCTGCATATGTTGAGGAACATGTGCAAGCCATGGCTCGAGTTCCGTACACAACGGTATCGACGTCAGGGCTAAGCTTTGTACGACCTGGGATTGACGTTGTCCGTGCCACTAAGCAAGAGGGGGTGCGGTTGCGATGGAATCGCAATCTGCACCGCCTCGAGTTTTATGGCTGGGCAACATCAGCTGCTATTGAGAAGTCGACTGTCCATGATTGGGAGGAACTCTTACGAGTTGCTGCCTCATCGGATAGTTTGCGACCCTCAATATCACCTGAAATGCCGCGCTACCAGTCCGTTAAGGACTGGGCTCTTAATGAGAAATCTAAGAGCTCTAGAGCGGTATCGCAGGTCGGACTATACCCGTATCCACGCCGGGTGACCTCAAAGCGTGGATGGCATGCCCTAGTTTTCTAGGGCATATACAGGACATTCCTGTACATGGGGGGGGGGTGATAGCAGGAG